CAGAGCTTATGAAATCAGTTACCGAGATAAAGACGACATCGACTATGTGGATTTAGCAAATGTGTTTGAGACATTTGTTGTCTATGACACGACTGTTAAACGTGAGCCTATACTGGCGGTTAGATATCCTAAAACAAGATTCTCAAAAAACGCTGACAAGCAATTTATTCAGCCGATTATCTACACATCAGATAAAACTATTTATTACAGAGAAACGTCTCTACACTCTATCTCGCTCGAAAACCCAGAAGAGGAACCTCACGAATTGAAAGAAGTTCCTATTACTGAGTACTCGCCAAATCGTTTCAGAATGGGCTTATACGAAGATACTCTTTCACTAATGGATTTGTACGATGCGGGGCAATCCGATACAGCAAACTACATGACGGACTTAAACGATGCGCTTCTAGTGATCAACGGTGACATTCAAGCGTCTGGTTTAACTGCTGACGACGCAGCCAAGCAAAAGGATGCAAACATGTTGCTTCTTGAATCTGGCACAGATATCAACGGCAATAAAACATCTGTGACAGCTGGCTATATTTATAAGCAATATGATGTAAATGGCGTAGAAGCTTATAAAGATCGTGTGAGGAAAGATATCCACGAGATTTCGATGGTTCCTGATCTAACAGATGACAACTTCTCGGGTGTGCAATCAGGGGAAGCGATGAAATATAAACTATTCGGATTCGAACAGATGACGGCAGTGAAGCAAAGGCTATTTAAAAAAGGCCTGATGCGACGCTATCGTCTTTTATTTAACCTTAAATCAAGCATCGCAGAATTGGAAAACTCTGACCTGAAAGGTATGCGTATTACATTTACACCAAATCTGCCTAAAGCGATCCTAGAAGAGCTTAAAGCACTTGTTGATGCAGGAGCGGAGTTGAGCCAAGAGACTATCCTCGGACTTGCTTCATTTGTTCCAGATGTAAATGCAGAGCTAAAACGTGTAAATGCTGAAGCGCCAACAGACAAAGGTGTGTTTGACAGTGACGAAGAAACCGATACGGAGGTTTAAGAAATGAATCTCAAAGAACAGATGGTGAACGATTATCAGAAAAAAGATAGCAAAAAGATCAAAGAAGCTATCGCCGAAGCTATGCAAAAAGGATACAACGAAGTTTTCTATGGTAAAGATGTAATCACAGATGATATCCGCAAAGAGTTTCAGGATGGCGGCTTTACCGTTGAAGATTACGAGGACAAGCATTCGATTGATGCAAAAATTGAGTTAGTCAGATTTTCTTGGTAAGGAGGATAAGAAATGAAAGCACGCAAAATGGTTGATAATATTCTAGGGGTTTCTCCTTCTGAAAACGGAATAAGAATTGCTAGCGGTATTACAAAAGGATTTGAAGAAGGTCTAAAAATTCCTAATCCTAAAATCGAAGTTAACATTTCAAAACCAATTAATGAACCACTGAAAAATCCTTATGAATTTGTGGGCAGGATTGACGGACCGCCGCTAACCCAATTTAGAAAGCGGTGATTAAGTGAAATCACAAGATTACTTCATCAAAAGGGAAAAAGCTTGGCAAGAGCAACAGATTAAAGATGATAAGAAACGCATGAACGAGATAAAGAAGCGCTTGCAATACGCACAGGATGCGATACAAAAAGAGATAGATGCACAGTGGGATAGTTTTTCCAATGGGCAGAAAATCACTCGTAGTGAAGCGATGAAGCGTGCTAGTGAAATGGATGTAAAAGCATTTGCTCGCAAGGCTAAGAAGTATGTTAAAGAGAAAGACTTCTCACCTACAGCAAACAAGGAATTGAAGCTATACAACCTTACAATGCGTGTCAATCGCTTGGAATTACTGAAAGCAAATATTGGACTTGAGCTGATAGCCACGTTTAACGACATGGATAAGTATTTTTCAGGAGAACTTACTAGCGCTGGCTTGAAAGAGTTGCAACGCCAAGCAGGCATCCTAGAAATGACGATCGCTAAAAGCGGTTATGCCAAATTAGTGGAGCAAGTGATTAACAGCTCGTTTCGAGCAGATGGATTTGCAACGTTTAGCGAAAGGCTATGGATGTACCAAGCGGAATTGAAAGCAGATTTGGATAAGTTGCTTGTTCGAAGTGTGACGATGGGTAGAAACCCTAAACAGTTGGCATCTGAATTAACGAGATTCCTTACCGAGAAAGGTAGAGAGAACACTCGATTCAATACCGAGCGCTTGATGGTCACAGAAACCACAAGAGTGCAGACGGGAATTCAAGAGCAAAGCTATCGTGATGCCGATATAGATCAATATATTTATATAGCCGAGCCAACAGCGTGTAGATACTGCTTACCGCTAAATGGGAAAGTATTTGATTTGAAAGATATGTCACCGGGTTTAAATTGTGCGCCTATGCATCCATTCTGCAGATGCAGTACGGCACCGTATGTTGACAGAGAAGTGTTTGAGAAATCGCTTAAAGAAAGAGGGTTATAACCATGCCAAAACTAAACAAAGTATCAATTAGCAACGGTTTATTCATTGATGGTACACGGGTTAACGGTTTAACGGATATTAATATCGAATCAAGCGTCGGTGATGTATCAGCAGTCACTATGAAATTCTATGGAATCATTGACGGACTAGACAATATTCAGGAAACATATCAATTTGAAGCGCCTAAAAAACCATATAAACCTAATAGAAAATATAGAAGTCGCTAGCCCATTCGCTAACGGCTTTTTATTATGCCTTCTTACTGCTTACAGGCACTAAAGAGAAAGCTGTTCCGACTGACTGGCGTAACTAGTTAAATTATCGGGTAACGGCGTAACCGTGGAGGAATAATCATGAAAAAACGTTTATTAATGCCTATGCAACTTCAATTCTTTTCTGAAAATCCAGTTGGTGGCAATGATACACCGCCGGCGGAACAAACTACACCACCAGAGGATAAGCCGAAGGGAGAAGAAACTGGCAAAACATTTTCTCGTGACGAATTAGCGAAAATTGTTGCTGCTGAAACTAAAAAGGCTCGTGCTAGTTGGGAACAAGAAGCAGAAGCGAAAAAAGAAGAAGCTAAGAAGCTCGCAAAAATGAATGCGGAAGAAAAACTGCAACATGAATTGGAGCAAAAAGAAGCTGAAATCGCTGAACTGAAACGTGGACAGACTTTAAACGAAATGAAGTCAGAAGCTTCTAAAATGCTCTCAGGCGCAGGATTGCCACAAGATGATGAATTACTCGGATTGATTGTTTCAGAAGATGCAGAAGCTACTAAAAAGGCTGTTGCAGTTATTACTAACTTTGCATCTCAGATCAAAAAAGAAAATGCTCGTCAATCTACACCAGGTGAAGGCGGACAGTTTTCTGCTGATAAGAACACTAAACAAACTGTGGCTGAATTGGCTGCTAAAAACAGAATCATTAAATAGGAGGAAATACTAAATGAAAAACAAACGATTAATGAATATGAATTTGCAATACTTTGCTCAGACTTGGAATCCAGATAATGTGACAGTTTATGAAACAAAAGAAGGCAAGATCCCTGATAAGTACAACACGCTTATTGTCAATGAAGTCATGGAAAACTCTAAGATCATGCAGCTGGCCAAGTACGAAGAAATGACGGACAAAGAAAAGAAATTCGAATACTTTGCTGAAGGTCCTGGCGCTTACTGGGTTGGTGAAGGTGAAAAGATCAAAACATCTAAACCTAAATGGCTACAAGCAACTATGGTTGCTAAAAAACTTGGTGTTATTATTCCAGTTTCTCGGGAATACTTGCACTACAAAATGTCAGACTTTTTCACTGTTATGCAACCTAAGATTGCAGAAGCTTTCTACAAAAAGTTTGATGCTGCTGCATTGTTGAATACAGACAATCCGTTTCCACAATCTTTAGAAGAATCTGTTGTTGCGGCTGGCAATGTGATCAACGGACCTCTTACTTACGAAAATATTTTAGCGTTAGAAGATGTGCTTGGCGAAAACGAATTCGAGCCGAACGCATTTATCTCTAACCGGAAAAATCGTACAGAACTTCGCTCTGCAGCTCAAACGGTTGGCACGAATGTTGAATTCATTTACGATCGTGCGGCTAATACTATTGATGGCTTGCCAGTAGTCGATTTGAAAGCTTTGGCAAAAGGCGAACTCTATGCAGGTGACTTTAACTACATGTTCTACGGAATCCCATACAACATCTCGTTCAAAATCTCTGAAGACGCTCAACTCTCAACTCTTACAAACGAAGACGGTACGCCAGTTAACTTGTTCGAGCAAGAATTAGTTGCTTTGCGTGCGACAATGGATGTTGGTTTCATGATCGTTAAAGATGAAGCATTCGGGAAAATTCAACCGGCGGGGGAGTAACAATCCCCGCTACAGGCGTTACAGTATCGCCTAAAACTTCAAGTGCAGTTGCGGGGACTGCCGGTAATAGACAATTAACAGCCACTGTTGCGCCACAAAACGCAACAAATAAAACAGTGACATATTCAATTGCGCCAGCAACAACTGGTTTGGCGGTTTCTTCTAGCGGTAATATTACCTGGACTGAAACTGTGCCTGCTGGTGAATACACGACAACAATCAAAACGGAAGATGGTTCACATACGGATACTCACGTTTTGACTCTGACTGAACCGTAGGAAGGATAGATACGAATGGCAATTAAAGATGACGTTAAGAAGCTTCTAAGCGGTTCTACAGATGATAAGCTAGAAGTTATCGAGAAACGAACTAGAGAGCGCTTAGCGTCATTGCTAGGCGTTTCTGTTATACCAGATTCATTAGAGTACATTGTTTTCGATGTAACCAACAAACGTTTCAACCGAGTTGGACAGGAAGGGATGTCCTCATATTCTCAAGAAGGACTATCTATGGCATTCCCTGATTCGGATTTTTCCGAATATGGATCGGAGATTGATTCCTTTAAACGAAAAGACGATGAAGACTTATACAAGCCCAAGCAAGGGGGTTTTTACTTCGTATGAGATTTTTGGATGAAGTTACTTTCGAGAAAGATGGATTAGGTAGCCATTACGATCCAGACTTGGGTGAGTGGGTAGAATCGGCACCTATTCGGACGACAGCGAACGTTAACGTAACGGATGTTGGAACAGATAGGAGTATGGCTATTTTTGGAGATATACGACAAGGGGCAAAGGTTATCAGAACCATGCCTCTTTTTGTTGTTCCAGAGTATGATCGCATTTTGTACGAAGGAAAAACGTATAAAGATGTCACCACGAGAACTCCGGCATTAAGAAATAGCATTATCATCCAGGAGGTGGCTTCTGGTGGCTAGAAGGAACGTTTCTCTCAAAGGTGTTAGCGAATTGACGATGAAACTCAAGTCTAATGCAAATATGAAAGATGTGAAGCAGATCGTCAAACAGAATACAGCCGAATTGACACAAGGCGCACAACGTAAAGCGCCAGTCGATACTGGTAACTTGAGACGTTCAATAACTATGGATTTGAGCGATGGCGGTTTAACAGGAAAGGTGAAACCTACTGCCGATTACGCTCCTTATTTGGAGTACGGAACAAGGTTCCAATCAGCTCAACCATTTATGCGACCAGCTTTCAATAAGCAGAAGGCGCAGTTTAAATCTGATATGGATAAGTTGGTGGAATAGATGAAGACTAGAGAACAATCAATTTTTGATGAAATGTTTAAGCGATCGATTGCATTGGGGTATCAAACCTATGACTACAAACCAGCAAGTGCTACTAGCTATCCTTTTGTTGAATTTGAAGACACTCAAACACTTCACTCCACCAACAAGTCTCATATCTTGGGAAATGTCGTGATTGTCATTTCTGTATGGGGTTTGCACACAAAGCGAAAACAAGTGTCTGAGATGGCTTCTGCTTTGTTTGAGCAAGCGATGCAAGTAAATACATCTGACGGATATTCATGGACGCTAGACACCAATGTGAGCGACATACAGACAGTAACAGATACAAGCACAAACACACCGCTTAAACGAGCGATTATTGAATTGAATTTTAGATTAATAGGAGGAATTTAAATGGCACTAAAAAAAGGTATTGACGTCATTTTGGTCTATCGGGATTTGGAAAAACAAGCTGAAGAAGATGCCAAAACTGTTACTTATCAAACCGAGCATACATTCGGTATGTCACGCAGTACAGATGCTACCGAAACTAAAGATGGCACTGCACAAACTGTAGGGGCAATTGAGTATGATTTCAGCTCTACTGCTTTATATGAACGTGGCAGCAAAACACTAAAAATGCTTTACGATGCATTTATGAACAACAAATTGGTGGAAACATGGATCATTGACAAACTCGAACCACAAGAAGGCGATACAGGTAAATTTGCAGCTAAATATATGCAAGTGTATATCTCAAACTACGAAGAAACGGCTTCTGCCGAAGATAATGTTGAAGTTTCATTGGAATACGCCGTACAAATGATTCATCAAGATGGTTATGCAACCTTAACGGCCGAACAACAAAATGAAGTTCAGTATGCATTTGTAGACACAACAAAACAAACACCAGAAGGCTAAGCACTCTTAATTGAGTGCTTTTATTTTTAGGAGGATGAATAAATGGAACTAACGATTAACGACAAAGAGTATAGCTTTATTTTT